AGTCCTTATCACAGGCTTGGATTTTACAAGGACTTAAATTTAAATATTGTCATGAATTTGGAAACACTACAGGAACAGTGGAGAACGGATTGTAAACTAGATGATGATTTGCATGACAATGACTCTATAGCAATTCCACAACTTCATATGAAATATATGGAGTTTCATAATATGTTTTCTCTTATGAAAAAGGAGAGGGCGATTGAAATGAAACGTCTCATTAAAGATAAATGGTTGTATTACAAAGGTAAAGCACCCTCAACCATATACAAAGAGATGCCGTTTGATCTCAAACTTACAACTAAAGAAGAAATCTCAATGTTCATCGAAGCAGATGAAGAGATTGGAAAACTACAATTTAAAATAGACTATATAGAGCAAGTCCTCTTCTTTCTAGATGGTGTGCTGCGGATGATTAACAACCGTACATATCATATTAAAAATGCTATTGAATGGAAAAGGTTTCTTTTAATCGCCAGTCGATGCAGGTAGTCAATACTGCATTAACTGGCAGTTCTTTTAAGTGGGAAGATGGTCGGTTGTACGACCAAAGAAATGAAACAAAACGAAAATCTAAAATAGCATGGGTAAAAGACGAGCAGTTATATATCATGCTACTGAAGATGGTCAAGCAGGTTAATAGAAACGCTGGATGGAACTTTAATATTACTGGAGTTGAACCTATTCAATATGGATTATATGAACCAGGAGGTACATATAATTGGCACGTAGATCAACACCCAAGACCTGTTAGAGGCAATGTAAGAAAGATTAGTATGTCACTCTTCCTAAACGATGACTACGAGGGAGGGGAGTTTGATTTGGAGATATATAGTCCAGGGGTAGAACCTAGGTATAAATCGTTTAAAACAAAACCAGGAACTGCCGTCTTTTTTCAAGGTGATCAATGGCACAGGGTTAGACCTGTGACATCAGGATTGCGTAAATCTCTTGTAGCATGGTTTTATGGACCTCCGTATTCGTAAAAAGAATGAAGTTTATCTTAAGATTGAGGCAGAACCTCATATTAATTATGAACTAGCAGATTATTTTTGTTTTGAAGTTGAGTCTGCTAAGTATATGCAGAAGCAACGTCGCTGGAAAGGATGGGACGGAAAGATCCGTTTGTACTCACCAGCAACAGGAGAAATTTATTGTGGTCTCTTAGACTATCTTTTGGAGTGGGCAGACGAGAAGAAGTATCAATATAAGTTTGAAGAATGTAAGTTCTTTGGTCACCCTCTAGCACAGAATGATTTCATCACTCCTCAGGGTGTTGTAGGTTTTGTAAAGTCTCTTCACTTACCTTATCCCGCTCGGGATTATCAGTATAAAGCAATATACGAGGCACTAAAATATAATAGAAGACTTTTATTATCACCAACAGCTTCTGGAAAGTCTCTGATGATTTATGCATTAGTACGCTTTCATGCAAATGCGAACAGAAATATTTTAATTGTTGTCCCAACTACATCTCTAGTTGAGCAGATGTATAAGGACTTTCATGAATACGGATGGGCGTGTGCCGAAAACTGCCACAAGATATATGCGGGGGCAGAAAAATACACGGACCATCAGGTGGTAATTACCACTTGGCAATCTATCTATAAGGAACCTCGTAAGTGGTTTGACAGGTTCGATGTAGTCATCGGTGACGAGGCACACCTTTTCAAAGCTAAATCTCTTACGTCTCTGATGGGTAAGTTGCATGAATGTAAATATCGTATTGGATTTACAGGAACTCTTGACGGTGCAAATGTCAATCAGTTAGTTCTTGAAGGTGTCTTTGGTAGATGTTCGCAGGTTACTAAAACTGCACAACTAATGCAAGAAGGGCATGTTGCTAAGTTGAAGGTGAAGATTGTTCTATTGAAGCATGAAGAGAAACTATTTGAAGGTTATCAAGATGAGATTGGATACCTTGTAGAACATGAAGGTAGGAATAAATTCATCCGCAATCTTGCTTGTGATTTAAAGGGAAACACTCTAGTCCTTTTCAACTATGTAGAACGCCATGGGGTGCCTTTGTACGAGATGATAAATAGTTACACCGAAAGACCAGTACATTTCGTACATGGTGGAGTAGATGTTAATGACCGTGAAGACATCAGACTACTAACCGAACAATCTGATAATGCCATCATCGTTGCTTCATATGGTACGTTTTCCACAGGCATCAACATCAAAAAATTACACAACGTTATCTTCGCAAGTCCTTCAAAGTCCAGAGTTCGCAACCTTCAATCGATTGGTCGTGTCCTAAGGAAAGGCGAAAATAAATCACAAGCAACGTTATACGACCTTGCTGATGATATCTCTACAGACAGAGGTAACAACTATACACTCAACCATTTAATGGAGAGAGTCAAAGTCTATAACGAAGAAAAATTTAACTACGAAATCATAGATGTAAAAGTAAAAACTTATGATTAACTACGCAAAACATGATGAAGAATTCTACGGAATTTTCAAACTTACTAGTGGAGAAGAAATTCTTGGTAAAGCAATTATTACCGAAGATGAAGGTGAATCTTTAGTGTTTATTTCTTCTCCTGTAAGTGTTCAACAAATTGTAAAAGAAACTGATGGTGGAAAAGTAATCAAGGGATTTGGATTCTCTAAGTGGATGCAAATGTCTGATGAAGAATTTTTTATCTTACGCGAGAAGGATATCCTAACAGTTGCATCGATGAGTAAGGAAATTATCTTCATGTATGAAACTTACAATATCGATGAAGAAGATACTTTTCAAGGTAATAGCACTGACAAAAATATTAGTAAGTTAAGAAAATCCAAGTTTCATACTGAAGCAAATCTATCTCCTGGTTACCTAGGTAAAATTGAAGAAGCAAGAAAGGTCTTTGAAAGAATCTTTAAAGAGCCCAATAACCCTTGAAACCCCACATGGTTATTCTACTGACAATTCGATATATTGTCAAGTTGACATATAGTTAATTTAATAGTATAATTCTATCAATACAAGTTTCTTATATGAAAAATGCTAAACAAAAGCAGCACTATGTAAACAATCAAGATTTTCTTGAAGCTCTAGTAAAGTATAAAATCAAAGTAAAGCAGGCTGAAGAAAAAGGTCTTCCCAAACCTAGAGTGAATAATTACATTGGTGGATGCTTCTTGAAGATTGCAACTCACCTTTCGTATCGTCCTAACTTCATCAATTACATGTATAAGGATGACATGGTTTGTGATGGAATTGAGAATTGTATTCAGTATATTGATAACTTTGATCCAGAGAAATCTAAAAATCCTTTTGCATACTTCACTCAGATTGTATACTATGCTTTCTTAAGGAGAATTCAAAAAGAAAAAAGGCAGATGGATATCAAAGATAAAATTCTGGAGAAGTCAGGATATAATCACGTCTTCTCAGTTGACGGAGAAATAGATTCAGGTTATAATCATATCAAATCCCGTGTTGAAATGAATTCAAAGAGATGACTAAAAAAACTGATCAGGAACGACTGCATGATGCTGTCCAAAAAGAAAACACTTGTAGAGATGACAATGAGCGCGGTTACTGGCGCAAAAGACTTCGTGATTTAGAACCCAAGAATGAAAATCCTTCTGATAACTGACCAACACTTCGGTGTTCGTAATGATAACCAGTACTTTCTTCAACACTATAAGAAATTTTATGGAGAAGTAGTTCTCCCATACATCGATGCCTACAATATTACAGATGTTATTTGTCTAGGAGATACCTTTGACAAGAGACGTTCTATCAACTTTATGTCTCTTGAGGCAGCAAAGGATATGTGGTTTACACCTCTTGCCGAAAGGGGTATTAAGATGGACATGCTTGTAGGAAATCATGACATTTATTACAAGAATACTCTACGAGTTAACGCCCCAAGTGAGTTACTTGGAGAATACAACAACATCAACGTCATCACAGAACCTACCACTTCTGTTTATGATGGTCTTCCTATACTCCTTCTCCCTTGGATTTGCGATGAAAATCGTGCAGAAGTTCTGGAAAAAGTAGGAAGCACAGAAGCAAAAGTATGCATGGGGCATCTTGAACTCGATGGTTTTGAAGCACACCCTGGTCATGTAATGCAACATGGTATGGATGCAAATACGTTTTCTAAATTTAAAAAGGTATTTTCTGGACACTACCATATGAAATCAACCAAGAAGAACGTAAGTTATCTTGGTAACCCATATCAACTATATTGGAACGACTATGGATGTAAGCGAGGGTTTCATGTATTTGATACCGAAACTCTTAAGA